ACCTCCTCCTTCATAAACAGTAATAATCTTATGAGTAGTTGTAATAATTTTTCCATCTAAAGAATTCCAATACTTAATAATATCTTCAACTACATCAAGGGCAGCCTGTATTGCCTGCATATATTCTGCACTAGAGGTTCTTGCAAGGTCAATTCTATTCTTAATTGCTTCCCATTCAAGTTTTGATTTTCCTAAAACTGTTAAAGACTGTATTAGTTCTCTCTTGTTTGCTTCGGCAATACGAACACGTTCTTGTGCTGGCTCTAATTCTTTTTCTTCGATTTCGAATATTTCATTACGTAATTTTTTAATTTGATCTTCAATTTGAGCACGAGTATATCCTTTATCATTTCTAACCTGTGCTAATTCATTTTCTTTTGCAGCCTCTAATAGTTTTTGTTGATCATTTAATGCCTGCTCTGCCTGATCTGCTCTTAAATCTTGCGCTGCCTTTGCTGCAGCAGAAATATCTCCTTGAGAAAGAGCATCAGCAATTGTTAATTGACCCTTTTGTTGCTTAGATATTCTTTCATTTATTTCACGAATTTCATCTAATGCCTTAAATTTGGCATCATATTTATCATTAATTTTTTGTTCTTGTTCTTCAATTCCTTTTAGACTTGCCTCCCAATCATCTATTTTATAATTTAATCCAGCAATTTTATCTTGTGCTTTTTCTATAATATCCTGATCTTTTAATGTTGCAAATTGGAAATCTAGTTCTATTTTAGTTTCCATTACAGAGAATTTTTCCATTGCTTTGTCAAAGCCTTTTTGGAAAATAGATTCTTTAAACTCTATTGAATTAAGAACTTGATTTAATCTTGTTTTAAATTCTGCAAAAAGTTTTGGATCATTAACAACAGAGTCCCATCTTGACATTGCATCTCTTAATGTATCATCACTTAATATAGCATCTGCCTCAAGCCAACTCCAGTTTTGACTTTTTGCAGCCTTTGCTAAATTACTTCTTGCAGCATCTTCTTTTCTTTTGCTTTCAATATCTTGCTGAAGTGCTGTTGTTTGTTCAGCATTTTTAGATAATTTTTTAACCTGTTTTAATAATTTAATAAGTTTTTTTGCTGCCTCAGTATTACCGTCTGAAGCAATCATTGCAGCAAATGCTTTATCTGAAATTAGTTCTTGAGTGTCTGCATAACTTAAACCAGCATCTCTTAATATTTTATATGCATCTGCTTGATCTTGAAGTACTTGTTTTTGCTGCTTCATTTGAGACGAATAATCTCCAGCAACTATTCCATTTAATACCTCTTGAATTGTTTTAGCATCACGTTTTAATCCAATGATGTTGCCTTTATTGTCAAATTTGAATAATGAATTTTTTCTCTTTTCATATTCTTTTGGATCCATACCAACAATAAACTCTATGAGGTTACTCTTACCACCATACTTGGCAATATCCTGCTCAATACCGCTAAACATTTCTAGTCTCTTCTTACCGCCAAACAATTGATCTAATGTTTTCATAGAAGCAGTCCAGCCTTCTGTTACTTTAATTTGATTTTTACGGACATCTCTTAATTTTTTAACCAATTCATCCAAGGGAGATGTTTGCTTTTTGCCACCACCACCACTACCTTTTGGAACTACGGATGTCGTATTATCTGTTGCTGTAACAGTTACACGCTGTGCATTCCACTGTGCATATTCTTGAAGTTGGGTTCCTGGTGGTGAGTTTGCCCATTGAGAACCTTCTGCTTTAAGCCAAGATTGAAGTGCTGGATCATCTGGAGATACAGTTGTTATAGTTTGAATCAATGTTTGTAAATATACTTTTTTTAATTCGTCAGTTTTGATACTATTAAAATAATCTAAATCATCATTTAGTATTTTTAACTGATCTGCATTTAAAACTTTACTTGCAACTACAAAATCTATCTTACCTTTAAGTGCCTCAATTTGTTCTGTTTGTTGCATTAATCTTTCTGCGACTTTTGGATTCTTTAATAAAAAGTCAGTAATAATTGTTGTGTTTAAAACATTTCCAGTTTTAGCAACCATAGCGTAAAAACTTCTGAGTCTTTCTGCTTCTTCTGGATTTCCAGAACTTTCTATTTTTGCAATAAATCTAGTCTGAACATCTTTTACTGGGTTGCCATCTTTATCAACAAACAATGACGCAGTAGACATAATTTGATTTCCAAATGCTCCACCAAATTTAGTTATAATGTTTAAGACTTTTGTCATAGCCTCTTTGTTATCTCCGAAAGATTCTAAAAGATTTATCATTTGCATAGGATCTATTTCTCCAGATGCTAATTCCATTTTTAATAAATATCTTTGCTCTGCAGTTATATTTTGGTTGTCATTAAGATCTTGTTTGGCTAATTTAGCAACATCTTCCATTACGGTACCTTTATATTTACCTGTTATGGCTTTATCTACTCCTCTATCAAGTGCATCTCTTGTTGCTCCCTCAGCACTAGAATATGATGCTGCAATATCTTGTAATAATTTTCCATTTTGTAAAAGTAAGTCTGCCCTATCTTTAATATGCTTATTTGTTAGTTCATCAACTTTTGCAGTATTTCCTGCTGCCCTAGCCTCTGCAATTCTTTTTTCATATGAAATGTCTAAAGAATCCATCATTTCTTGCTGCTGTTCCAATGCCATCTTTTGCATAGCAATTGATGCACCTGACGCTGCACCTATTCTTTCAGCACGATCTTTTCTTGAAAATAGATTTCCTGCTACTGCTCCAGTTATTGCGCCTACGCTAGCACCTATTGCTGTTCCTATTACTGGAACAACAGAACCTATAACTGCACCAGTTGCTGCGCCAGCAAGAGCACCTCCACCAGTTCCCATAGCACCGACCTTCATCATATCTTTGCCAGTCCAACCTCCAGCAGCCTTTGCTTTATCTCCAAATGACTGAACATTTTTTCTTGTTTCTTCCATTAATTTAACACGAATTTCAAGTGGATCTGTTAATAGATTTTCTCCATTAACACCAATTAACTCTATGAGTTTTGCATTAACCTGAATTCCAAAACCGTAATCTCCAAGTTCTTTTCCAATATTTGCTGCTACGCTTCTTGCTTGTGCTGCACTCATAGCACCAGACGATACTGCTGTTGCAAGTTGATTTACCATTGTGTTTTGTGCACCTGCACGACCCATTCCTTCAATATTTTGTCCAGTTGCTTTTACTAAATCTTTTCCTTCTTTACTTGCAACATAAGATTCTCCAAACGTTGTTTTACCTGTTTGAATAGCAAATGGATTTACTGCATCCTTTCTGCGCCTATCCATTACTTCGCCAGCAGTTACTCCTCCAGCAAATTTTGCCAAACCTCTAATTGCATCTTGTCCAGATCCTGTAGCCTGTGCCAATTTCATAGCAGAATCTTGTGCCTTATCAAAAGCCATTCTAAGTCTTACGGCTGCTGCAATTACCAATCCTATACCAACAGCCAACAAACCTAACTTACTTTGTAATAATGGTAGAACCAAGGTCAATGCCATTAATGGCAACATAATTTTTTGTGCCATATCTCCTATAGCACCTGGCATCATTGCTGCACCCATTGTTATTGCGGAAGCAGCCATCATTGCTCCCCCTGCACCCATACCAGTCTTTGGATTGTTCGGATCTGCTGGAGGTCTTCTAAATCCTCCAAAGAATCTTCCGCGACCCTTTCCTCCAGGGCCACCTCCTGATGCACCACCTGTTCCTCCTGCACCAGCAGCGACCATTCCAGTAACTTGTGACTGCCTTATCATTCTCTTGTCTGCTAAAGCGCTTAATCTTGCTTGTTTTTCTAATTGTCTTCTTAGTGCCTTTTGTGCTGGATCAATTGGACCAGCCCCATATAGCGCTGCCCTTGATGCTGCTGCCATCTGTGCCTGAGACATTGCTCCACTAGTTACGGCGGTTCCTAATTGTTGACCAGCAACTCTTGCATCATCCACATATTCTTTCATTCCAACAACTGCACCGACAGCAATATCAGCACCTATTTTTTTAGTAACTCTGGATGGAGAAGCAATTTTTGCTCTTTCCATCATTCCCTCTACCATGCTTTTTTCTGCAAAATCTACAAGGCTAAATCCTGTCTTCTTATAAAATGTAAATCTATCTCCACCACGACGCATCTTCATTCCATTTACGTCTATAGCACCTTTGCTTCCTCCACCTGGAACCGATGGCAATCCTGCCATTCTTTGTGCTGCTTGAGAAATATTAACTCTTGCCTCTCCAGCAGTTACTGCTAATTGATCAAAGGCTCTAACTAATCTATTTTGTGCTCCCATTTGTCTACGGGCATATTCATATGCTTCTTTTACATGTTTATCGGTTACTCTAGTATTTGCGTCAAGACTTGTTAAATAATCTTTCATATGAGTATCTAAAATAGATAAATCTGCAGCAACATCTTGCATTTTCATGCCACCATTTTTTAATGCAATCTTCCATCTAGACAAACCTCTTTGATCCCAGTCTTGCATAAATTCACCCTTACCAACACCACGTCCTCCTGGCTTCATAAGGTTATTCATTGATACTTGTTGTCCGTTTACATTAGACATACCTGTTGTTATTCCAAGTTTTCCATAAAGATGAATTTTAAGTGTATTTGCAAATTTCATAGCAACTGCTTCTATGGCTTGCATGGCTCTTGCGCTAATTATTCCAGCAGGAAGGGCTTTTAATCTATTAACTAAGTCTAATGCACCAACTGTTCTAGGAGTTCCAATGTGAGAAAAGTCTCCAGCACCCCTTGTTCCTCCAGCAAATCGAGACATAATTCCACCAGCAATCATATGTGCAATTGCTGGCTTGTTTGCTGGATCTTGTGCTGATTTAGCAGGGATTACTGCTTCACCTGGAGTAAGCATTGCAGGAACTGTGTCAGTACCAGTTGAAAAATAAAATGGCTTTACTTTTTTAGTTCCTTTAGCAAAACCTTTTCTTCCTTTGCCAATTACAGGGCCACCGAAGCCTCTTTGTGCTAATATTGCTCTCTGATATGCTTGTGTTAATGCATTAAGCGCTGCAATCTCAGATGTAAATGTTTGTTGTAATTTTACATGTACCTGTTGTAATGATGCTGCCACTGCAGTCGCCTGTGCTTGTTCAGCAGTTAAATATTGTGTTTGATTTCCTAATGTAGTTGAAGACTGTCCAGCCCTATTAAACACAGACTTCATATTTACAAATAATTTAATAATATTAGCCAAACCATTTGCTAACAAACCAAAGGTCATGAGAAATACTGGACCTATTCCACCTAAAAGAGTAGTTAAAATAACAATAAACTTTTTTGCACCATCTCCCAAATTATTAAATTTATCTAATATCTTACTAACAAATTCTACAATTGGAGTTATTGCTTTTAAAAATTGTTCTCCAACTGGTGCAAGAGTTACCTTTAAATCTTCTACTGTTTTCTTAAATCTATAAGTTGTAGATTCTTCAACTCTTGACAATTCTCGTTCAGACAATATAGCAAGTTCTTCTGTTGTTGCTTTTGTTAATGTTAAAACACGGCTTGCCTGATTTCCTTCAGCAATTACATTTTGGAATAAAGTAGATAGACGAGAAAATTGAAACTTTCCAAATAGTTGCTCTATTGCACGTGCACGATTAAGAGGGTCTAAGGTATTTAATGCATTTGCAAAGTCAACCACAACACCTTTAACATTTCCTTTATTTGCTTCAACTATTCCATTTATATTTATTCCCATTGCTCCAAGCATTTTGCTTGCTTTTTCTGTAGGATTAATTAATGATGCTAAACCTGACTTTAGTGCGTTTGCACCCTCTGAGGCATTAATCCCACCTTCTTTCATAGCAGTTAAAAAGAATGCCAAATCTTCAACATCTCCGCCTAATTGCTGCACTACTGGACCAGCCTTTGGAATTGCTATAGTTAAGTCTTCAATAGATACAACAGTTTGGTTTTCTACTGCGTTTAAAAAGTTAATTTTTTTAGCAAGATCTTCAGACGCTAACCCGAAAGCATTTGTTAATGATATTGTGGTCTCTAATGCCTGTTCTTGTTCTACTCCACCAAGTACTGCAAGTCTTGTTGCTTCATTTACTTGAGCAATAAGGTCTGCCCCCATCTTACCGCTTGCTGCTGCTGTTGCTGCCATCTCCATAGTTTTTTCAACGGCAACACCGTATTTTGTAAATTCTTTAGCAAGTAATTGAACTTCTTTAAGCATCCTATCTGTTTCTTCACCAGTAGTAAACATTTCACCATAAACACGCTTAAACCTAATTGCTTGTTCTTCTAATTTCATAAATGTTTTTGCTGCTACAGTTCCAAGATAGGCTAGTGGTATTGTAAAACCAACCATCAACTGACGACCAGACCACTGAGTATTCTTACCAAAGTTAAGCATATTTGTAGCGCCCTGCCTTAATAGTTGATTAAGAAGCGCTTGTCTTTGTGCAGCAATTGCGGTTTGTGTTCCAAGATTTTTCATGTCCAAAGATAGTGGTCTAACAGCAATAGACTTCATTGCACCGTTTGCATCACGGCCCATCTTTATATATTGTGTTTGTAGATCTTTTACTCGTTCTCTTGCTACTTTGTTGATAGTGTCAAATTCTGATCTAAAAAATCTTCCAAATGTTTTTGTTGAACCCATTCCATAGCGGTAATACTCCCGCATAGATAATTTATTTCTCTCTAATGCATTTGTAAAAGATTCTGTAGTTGTTCTAACTGTCCGCATAGATGCAGACCATTTGCCTGTAGCATTAAGAGAATTAATTAAATTTTGTTGCATGTTGGCGGAGACGGCTGCTGCTGCAGCACCACTCTTCGCCATTGATGTATGGAAGGCTGATATTTGTTTTTGTAACGCTTTTATGCTGGCTAATGCTTGAGACGTATCTATATTTACATGAATATTAGATTGAACATCAGCCATTCCATAACACCTCTATATTATTAAGTTTATACGTTTGCAAGACCGCTTATTAGCGAAGCATCTGTTAATTTGATTCCAGAAGCCTCTTCTACGATCTTGTAAACGGTTGGAAGATCAAAGTTCTCCTCAAGAGCAGTTAAATCTTCCGCCAACTCTGGCTTATATTGCTGCATAGCAATTGCTACACATTCCATAAGCAGAGTCATTGACTTTTCATTATCATCAGCCACTGCTGCGATACCCTCAAACTTCTTCATAAATGGACGAAGCAGAGAGATCTTAAGTGGTCTTACTTTGATTTTTGTGCCGTCAATTAGTACGATTTCTTTTTGTTCGTGCACGGTTGTAGCCATTAATTCCTCCTTATAAGGTTGAATTAATTATACCATAAGGCCATTTTATTTTTAATCAGAAATTTCTTCATAATCTAGTCCCATGCCTATTCCAAAACCAGCCTTTTGAGCATTAATCCCTTGTAATGAAACAATATCGTTTGAGTTTGTGGCTTTACCACGACTAAAGACTCTAGCCTTCATATCTTCCCAGGCATTTGATTTCTTAGTGTTTTTATCTAAATCTACCCCCTGAATTGCTGCATAAAACTTTTTATCTGCATAATCTATTTCTCGTTTAATATTTAAGGTGGCAGTTAATTCTGGCATTGACATTGAGGTTTCTAATTCCTCGTAGTCCTTCCATATTCCAAGAAGAAATACTTCTGATTCTAGTTTAACTATGTCTAATTTTTCCCATGAAGATCCGCTATCCACTGCCTGATCTTTTACTTTTTCTTTTGAGTCTTTGTCTATTTTAATACCAGCAGCAATATCTAATATCTTGTATATTGTTGCTAAATCTATGCTGTCTTCTAACTGTTCAATTGTTTTTATGGCTGGATGATATTGCTGCATTGTAATTAAAGCACACTTTGCCAATTCTCCTATTGCCTGATCGTCACCTTTAGCGTTTCCAACATTTTCAAACTGTTTCATAAATTGACGAAGATATTTTATTTTTAATGGAGTTATGTATATTGATGTGCCATCAATTAAATTAATATAATCGCTGTCATATATTTCTGTAGCCATCTATTTATTATACCAAACAGAAAAGCCCAGACTTTCAAGGGTCGTGGGCTTTCTGTATTATTAAGTTGTATTATGGTGTTACAGTGCGATCAATGATCTTACCGTATGAGCCTGATGCGTCATCTGGAAGAAGACGGAATGAAACTTCAAACATTGTAGCCTCATCACGTTTTGCTGACACTGTTACATTTTCAATTGAAAGTGCACGGTATGCAACATAAATTCTTTCCTTGTTGGAAGATGCATCACAATCACCAGTTCCTGGACCGACAGCAACTAAACCACGCTCTACTGGGCATTCGCCAAGATTACCTGATTTGATGTTTAATGTCTGCCCGCTGGAAGTATCCTTGTCACCTGTAAGATCCGATGCGGATTCTGCAACTGCAACAAGAAGGTTTTCCAATGTGGATTCAGCAAAAGTAGTGTTTAGGTTTACTTGCATGCCTTGTTTAAACAACTTAGCAACGTCAAGAACCTGATCAACTTGAACCTCACCGAAATCTGGCTGGAATTGTAATTCCAAACCATTCATAGTATATCCGATTGAACGGAAATCGTTATCGGCGTCCATTGTTGCGGAATACTTTGTTCCAGAGACGGGAGATGGGTTTCCACCTACTGCCAAAGGTTCCTCGGCAATCCATAACTGGGCTGCACCAACGATAATGTTATTACTATTACCTAGAGCCATTATTTATTTCACCTCTTTATTTTTCTAGAAATTAAAAGGCGTGTTTCCTCATTGCTAAGTATACAGCCTTTTTATGAATTTATTGAGTCTATAATATCTTGCATTTGATGATAGTCGTAGTCGATAATTATCTTATTCCCCGCATAGGTTCGGGCTGTTCCGAAATCGACTATATCTCGTGCTTCTTCTAACTGATATATCTTGAAGTTATGGAAGTAGAACTGGCAAGACATTTCATCAAAGGTCTTACCCCTAGCCCAAGCATTGAGTTCTTGAGCGCTCTCATCTCCACGATCCATTAGTCTCATTACAGCCTCTTGTATTTTTACCATTCTTTTTTGTGGAGTATCTCCACTTAAATCTCCATTTGCATAAAAATAATACAAAACTTGTTCACATTTGATATGTGGAAAAGGACCTCTACGCATTCTAAACATTCTATCCCAAACAACCATATTCCCTTCTGGAAACTGTTTTGTAAGAGTTTCTAAAGTTGATGGGCCTGTTGGGAAAAATGCTTCCATTGTATATCCAGTCAAATCACCAATTCTTTGCTCTAAATATTTGTTAATCCACAACACTGGTGTATTTAATACTGACGTTGATTCTGTCATCTTCCAACTCCTGCGTTTGCTATCCAGCGATACCCTGTTTGATACCCTTTTATTTTTCCACTTTTTTTACCAGCAGACATATTCTTTTTATATGCTACAGGATTTTTTAAATATTGAGCAATTCCACTTGTTCTTAAAAATGCTTGAGTAAAATATCTTGTAAAAAAAGAATCAAAAACTTTTTCAAATCCTCCACGAACTTCTTGTCCTCCAGGATCAGAAACATTAACTGGTTGTTTCGTAAAAATTTGTTCTCCATTTATTTCAAATGATAGTGCTTGTGCTTTTTTTGGAACAATGGTAACTGGAATACCCTTTTCCATAATTTTGGCCTTATCATAAAAAGGAACTCTTGATCCATTTTTTATTGATGTAGACTGTTTAAATGTTGATTTAAATGATAAACCCAAATTACTAGAAACATAATCTATATCATATAGCCTAGAGTCTGGACTTCCAGTTCTATTCCATTCATAAACATGATGCAACATTTCAGGATTTACTCTAGCATTTGAGTCTATGTATTCTTTCATTAATTCTACAGTTTTCATACCAAGCACACCTAAAAATGCTTTTTTGCCACCCTGAATTCCATTCAAAAATCCTACTGAATAATCAATAATATTTTTCATATCTTTTTTAAACATTGCATTGTTAAATCTAACTATCATACATCTACCGCCTGATTTTCAGATCTACGTACAACTAATTTATAATACTCAATATTTCCAAATGGACCTGTAAACGGATCGTGTGTAGCAATCTCAAATATAGTAGACTTGCCAGATCTAGGTCCAGACGTTTCTTTGTAAATTTCATTACAATTTTTATCTCTTATGTTTGTAACAATAACATTTGTAATTGCATTTTTGGCTTCAAGACTTGATATTCTAATGTCTGATTTACAACGACCAAGCAATATTTTATCTTGTGTAATATTAATGTTGGGGGTTACTTCCTCTTTAAAAGCCGTTCCTGCTGCTGTAAAAGAACATGCTATTGTCCTATCTAATATCCAAGTTTTTTTAACTTCTCCGTAAATACCCTGCTCAACTATTGGATGATACACATCTGCTTGCATCGGAAATGCGAAGTCGGTTTCTTCGCACAACATTATAGAACTCCTGGCTTAGTTATTGATTTAATATACTTTTCTAAAATTTTATCTACAAGAAGGTTTCCAGTTCCATACACAATTCCTTTGTCAAACTGAATTCTAAATTGATCTGTATTGTAATTCGTTATGTACCTCTTGTAATAATCTAATTTTCCACACTTAATATCTTCAATTAACATGTCGGTTGCTACTTCAACATCTGACGGAACTTTAAGATGTCCAACATCCAACACAAAGTCATAGTCTACGCCTTTAGGAAAGTCCGTGGGAACATAAGCCACGTGTCCCAAATCTCCATGTGCGGTTGCAATTTTTGTTATGTCGTGCTCCATCCTGTTTCTTCGTTCGCTTGCAGTCGCCACATCAATTTTATAAATGGCAGACTTATCCGCTAACAATCTATATTCTGCGTCATAATCTTCTTCATTATCGCAATCATATACTAACAAACTATTTTCATAAACTTTTAAAACCTTGTTAGCATTATGCCAAACAGGAAAATAGTCTGAACCATTTCCAGAAGTGTTTATGATAACTTTTTTATTATAAAAGCCGTCTTTAATGTATGTGTCAATAAGGGATCTTGCAATTAACTCATAATTTTTATATTCATTAATCTCGGTTGCAGTAGAGGCTTTAGTATTTGGATTGATATAAGGACGAACTACGTCTACATATGTGTCATTTGCTCCTACTGTTATCTTATATTGTGTATCATATTTTGATGACAAAGGAATTAATATTTCTTTATCAGCGTTTGAGGTCGCTACACCTATTGTTTCTGAGGAGTCCGCCAAATCAACAATAGCATAATTATATACTGTGTTAGCAGATGCAACATCAAGCGTAACATTTAAATTGTATGGCGGAACTCTCAGAACTTGCATTATTACCTACCAAATTCCCTTGCCACTTCTTCTGGGGTAGCAAGTCTAATATATTCTTTAGTTGCCCATTGATCTGCAGCATTCTTAGTTACAATGTTGTAACCACGATATACTTTGCCCAAACCTGGAATGGTTATATTTTTTGTAGAATATACTGCAACTTTTTCATTAGCGGGCTTTTGATTTGTTGGCGCCTCAACTGTTTTTGGTACCCAAGTTACTCCGATTGCTCCGTCTGCGACAGATCCTAGTGCCTGAGTTTCAGAAGAACTTGCTAAATCATTTGAAGTGATAGCAGTTACTTCTGGCTCTGGAGCAGAAACTGTTGCCTGAATATTGTTTTCTAAGGCAACCTCTTCGACCTTTGTCTCAAACACAGGAGCCTCAACAACTGGCTCTTCGGCTAACATTGCTTCCACAGAAAATTCTGCATTATTATTTAAATTATTTTCTTCCATTATCAACCTCCTTATGACTATTATAACAGAATACTAAAATTTAAGAGGGGGAGGAGATCTCGCCCCTACCCCCTCTCAAAGGTTACTGTTTACAGATTATGAAGCATCTGCAGCAGCGTCTGCCCAAGTAATAGCGTCTTCCTCTTCCCATTGAATACCAAAACGGACGAAGACGGTATACTCGATTGTATCCTTCTTTGCCTTGTATTCACGGTTGACGACGATATCACGTTGGAAGCCCCATACACGATTCTGTGGGAATGTCAAATCGACATAACCATCTGGATAGTAAGGAACTTCTTGGACATCGATTCCGAGAACACGAGTTGTACGTGCTCCACCGAATGTCTGGCCGTTTCCATCAAGATATGCTTGACGGTTTGCAGCAGTACCAGCAACACGATTACCCATTGCTTCAGCAATTGCATCAGCAAGAGTACCGTTATGCTTAACGATACCAGCAAATGTGTCTGTACCTACATAGAACTTGAGGTTATTCTTAAGAGCACGATACTTACGTGGCATGCCTAGAATAATCTCTTGCATTTTTTCTGGTGTCCAAGCATTATCAGCAACGGTCAACGCCACTTCGTGCGAATCTCCATTGTCCTTGTGCTTCTTGACGAATCCCTTCAAAATTGAAAGGAAGTTTCCAGTTGCACCATCGCCATTAATAGCGAGGTCTTCAATGTCATTAGCGAATGCGTTTGTCATCAAGCGAACTAGATGATCTTCAAGCGCAGCCCCTTCAACATTGTCTTCAAGTGCTTCAGCAGTAACTTCCCAATCTAGACGAATCTTCTTGGTTGTAAGTTCAACTTTGCTGAATGTAGCACCAGTGTTAGTGTAGTCACCGACACCTTGAGCAGCAGAACGAATTACTCGTTCACCCACGTTAATCTTTTCGAGTTCCATGGTATTTGCTCTCATTGTGACACGACGACCATCCTGGGCGAGAACTGTGGCGTCCCAAACGTAATCAATGAAACGCTGTGCCTGTTCGGGGCGTAGGATACCGCTTCCAGCCTCACCTGAAGGATTTACTGCATTTGGTCCTGTTGTAAGACCTAGGTTAGCGTTTGGAATATTTCCAAGAACGCCACCATCAGTATAATTGCCAGGGATATTTGAGCCTGCATCAGAACCAGATGCATACGCACCTTGTGCCTGATAAAGACCTGGTGTTGTTCCACCGAGTTGGCCTGATTCTCCTGGCTGGTTTTTCTTTATTTCTTCCGACATATTGTCACCTCCGAGTTTTGTACTTAATTAAATAAGTCGGCTGTTTTGAGGAAACGTCCGCCCCATAAGGATTTTTCAACCATAGTTTCCTGTGGTCGATCCTGAACGATCTCGCCTAGATCGCCAGACTTTCGGAATGCGGTATCTGCTTCTACTGCGTCTACACGCTTTCCAAACTCACTAAATCGTTCATTAGTTGCAGCAATATCTCTGGCGACTGCATCAAACGAACTTTTTACTGTCTCTCTGTCAATTGCAGTAGACTTTAGTACTTCTACTTCAGCCTGCAAAGACTTAAGAGTATTTGAAAGATCGCTAAAGGCCGATGTAATAGTTTCTTTAATTTCAGCAATTGCATCAATAACAACTACTTCATCTGACTTCTTCTTTGCTTTATCTTCCTCTTTTTCATCTTCTTCTGCATCTTTTGCGGAAGGCGATGCTGCAGCCTTTTCTGCTTCAGCGACTTCAATTGTTTCTACAACAACCTCATCAACTTTTTCAGTTTCGACTGTTTGAGTTTCTTCAGCAACAGGAGCGATCTCTTCTGCCTTAGTAACTTCTACTGTCTCTTCAACAGTTTTTGTTTTCTTTGACATAGGATTTACCTCCTCCGTTATCTTAGAAGTATTCATGCCTTTAGCACTATCTACTAAGAATTTTACTATATCCATTTTTTCGTTGTCTTCTTTTTCAACGAAACCTATATTTTTCATCTGCTCACCATTAATTGGACTTACAGCAGACTCTTGATCTGAAACCATAACAATTCCAGACTGCTCATCATAAAAAACATTTTCTAATTCAACATCTTGACCTTTAACAACAGCAACACCATCAACTTTTTCCACATGCATAATGTTTGCAAATTGGTTTGCTGGAGAATCAACAAGTGATAACTCTACAAGATCATAATCTTTAATAATTCTAATTGTGGCATCTGACTTCTCATCATAACCGTCATCCCACTGATTCATCTTGCCACCGATTGAGAATCCTGTTAGTGTGCCGTCTAAAACCTTTTCCCATGTATCTTGTGCGCCTTTTGAAACATATGCAGAAACAAAAACTCCAGAATAAAACTTTTTAGATTCTGGATCAAAATATCTATCTTCTTTAAAATTAACCATCTTGCCAACAGCAAGTGGTTGATGCATCTCACGAATGTTGCCACGAAAACCTGCAAATGCTTTCATTGATGCTTCTTGTGTTACAATATCACCTTGCTTATCTAAGTTATCAAGAGACGCAAAACCTGAGACGATACGTCTCTCTTTATCAACCTTCGCAAATGGAAGGGAAAGTCTTACGGAGTCGCCGTTGGTTGCCCAATGGCCTTTGGATATAGTCATGCTAGAATATATTATAGAGCCTTATTTTAACAAATTGTGGAAAACCCTGTGTATACTACTTGGTTGCCCTGCCCTCACCTTTTGGATTTCTGCCAGCAACTGTTGCAGTACTATCAGATTGATTGTTTGTTCTTTCTGCGTCCCTTGCTCTAGTTGCAGTGTCTTGTGGCTTTGGCTGGAAAGGCTCATCTCCTCCTTCCCGTTGCGGAAGTCCAAGAATGTTTCTTGCTTCGTTTGGAAGCATTACTTGATTTTTGACATATCTTTCAAGTATTTGAGACTGTACGTTTTCATCAGTTAAGGTTAACTCATTAAACTTAAGCACTAAAATATCAGTTTTTTCTTTAATAATTCTATTTAATGTTTTTTCAAGTTCTCTTTGTGCTGGTCTTGCAACTTGCTCTTTAAAGGTACGATCTTGTGCAAGGGCTGCTGCAATTCCTCCAGACTCTCCTCCGCCAATTTTGGATAGGGGTACTTGATGTGCAATTAAAATATCATCACGATTTTGTTTGCGATATTTTTCAAAAGAGCCTTCTTGAACGCCATTTTCAATTGGTTGCATGCTAAACTCAACCTTGTTAGTATCTGTGTCTCCAGGAAGAGGGATGTACAAAGTTCTGTGTGATTGACCTTTAAGATTTGTTTGTAAAAATCTAAACATTTTGTCTTCAGCATCAGCAGAAAGTTTAGCGCCTTTTAATGTTACAACATATCTAGGAACAGCCTTATTGCTAAAATAATCAATGTTATATTGTGACGCCAATTGATCTCCATGTAAAGAATTAATTGCTGAAAGAATGTCTGGAACACCATAGAATGTGTTTAATGGTGAGTATTGTTTAAAATGAATAATTTCATTTGGTCTTGAATCAGCAGTTATTGGGTTATAATTTTTTGCTCCAAAATTACGGAAGTAAACAACTTTCTGACCTATGATCTGAACATACCCGTCACGTAAACGACGAACACGCATTGTGGTTGCTGGAATATGTCCAGCATAACCTATATCCCCACGAACAGTTCTGCCAATTTCAAGATATCCATTTCCTGTTGACTGCATATCTGTATAAATTTTAACCATAGTTGTGGTAAATGAATCATTGTCGTTTAACGATTCAATCCAATCATGCAATTCAATTTTTGCTCTTTCAATTCTGTTTCTTGCTCTTCCTACTTGTTCTTTATCTTGATTAGACTCAAGGCGAAGCATTGTAGAAGATGAAACTTCAAAGTCGTAACCAAGTCCTACAATGTTTTCTACTTTTGCATCAATCGCAGCATGATTGGCAAATGAAGTATCGTAATAGTTTGCTAATTCATAAAGATTCCATGGCGGGGTAATAACATCAAACAAACCGTAAGCATTTCTATATACAGATCCAGGATTAATTTCTTTTGATTGTGCTCCGTCTATACCTGTTGGCTGTGCTTTGGCATTATTTAAATACCCTGTAATATTTTCTGGAGCAACTGCTTTTTCTGCAAGTCTTCCTGCTCTACGTTTAAAGTTATTGTCTAAGCCAACTAAATTTTTTAATTCATTCCAAGATTTATTAAATGGGTCCTCTTCTTTAAATTGTTGAAGTATGTCTGTTGAATTATCAATCTTTGCATTAATAAAAAATTCTTGACTGCTCATTAGTCTTGTGCTCCATATTTCTTAATAGTTTGCTTTGCGTCATAGACAGACCCCATGTCATTAAGATTAGGGATTAATCCTTCACGCATTCTTTGCCTTTGTTCCTCATACTCTGAATCAGTAACACGGTTTAACCCTGGGAAAAAAATGGCCTCGCCATCTGGCTCTCCGTAGTGGGCTGCAGCATCTTTTAACTCTGCTATCTTAGAAATATCACCCTTCATAGAAGGTATATTTAAAATATTGCCTTGTCCATCAGTAAACCATTTTCCATTTTGTTTTTTCCATACGTAAATTCCCCAATCGTACATTTTGTCGATTGCTTTAATCTTAGTTTTGCCAATTTGGCTAGGAATGTTTCTTTTCATTACCACCAGTATACCATATTATACTGCGTTTGATATTTGTGATTGCCAGGATATGTCTTTAAAGACAGCGTATTCATAACCCTGAATACCAAAAACACTGTCATCTTCTATTATAATTTTATTTGTGCCAGTATAGGCTTTATATAAGTCTGCAGGATTTACCCCATAGTAACTGCTTGATGACTGAACTAAAACACCATTCCACATGTAGAAGTCATTCCAGTATTCCCATTCAAATACGCCGTCTGCAGAAAATTTAACTCTAGCCCAAGGTCTTTTAGTAACATTTTTAACTTCTTGCAGGTTGGTTGTCTGATAATACGATAGAGCATTAAATATAATAGGACCATTAATCATTATAGATCCAGTATATGATTTAAAGTTTAATATATCAGAAAATCCTATTCCTAGCAAAGACCACTCGTTTATATTAATTACTGGCTCTTTTACAATCTTTCCATTTAAGTAAAAAGATATAGCATTGTATAACTGTCCAGTATTTCCATCAATGGCATATATCTTTGCTCTTTTTCCAGATGGATGATTGGCAACCATATATAATTTAATAATTTTATTTTTTGCATTTATTTGCATTATTTGTGTAGGAGCATACGGGAAAAAATCAGAATTGAACCTTATTAAACTTTGCATTGCCATAATTTCATAATTTTGTATCTTTGAAGGATTGACAGACAAAGCAACGCCACGATTAGTTAATGGATCATAGTCTCCTCTTATTTCTAAGCCAGAGTCTTTTGTTAGATACAAATATGGAGATGAACCTTTATATACAGTAAAAGGATTTTTTGTTTTATAGTCAAAATAATAACCTGTAGACTTATATGGATAAACTGGTGTTCCAAATCTTGTGCCAACACTGTTTGCGCCGTTGTAATTAAATGCTTGAGATGCTAGTTGTAAGTTTTTAATTTTTAATGGACTATACTTTATTCCATTTACGTCAACTTCTACATGTAAAACTATTGCTAAATCATTAAAATTAACTCCAGCAGGTGGATAAATAATAACATTGTCTACAACTTCATACTTTGTGTTTATCCAATTACTGGCTGGCTCTATTACACCATTTTTAGGAACATCTTGCTTTCTTATAAAAAATGATTTTGGAGCATTTGCACCTTCTTCTAAATATTCAAATGTAATATATGTTTTAACAATTTCATTAGAAGTATCATATGTATATTTTTTAATTGATCTTTCTTTTAAATCTTCATAATTTAAATATCCAGTATATAAAAAATTATCCAAAGAAGTATAGGATCTTTGTTGTGGAAAAGAATATTCTGCGGATAGTTGCGAATACGGCCATCCATCTGGGTCTACTGTTTCAGTTTCTTTAAATTTAATAGATGCTGGATAATTTATATTAAATTGAATAAAATCTAACTCAAATATTTGATTGCCGTATTCATCTAAAACATTTTGACCAAAATAAGACAATGGGACGTAATCTCTCCATGATCCCGAAACCGTTGCATCTAAATAAAATCTATTAAAATATTTTTTAGGAACTATTCCTACACTAGGAACATGATTTTTTAAAAGCCTTATGTCTGGTAATGATGATGGTGAATAACTATAATTTTCTAATATAGGAGTTGTTGTATCGTTTTCATCTTCATCTAATGACTGATCTGTTTGCCCTATTAGATCGCTCCAACCAATATCCTCTTGATTATATAGACCTCCGTCATAATCTATGCCTGGTTCATATAAATTAAATATATTTTCATAATCTACTGGAACACCTATTTCATTAAATAAGTTATCAATATCTAGTAAATTTTTTTCAGAGCAAATGCCAATTTTATAAATTTTTCCAGTAAAAGTTTTTTCAAATTCTTTTGTTCCTCCTACATATAATTTTAGTATTGACTGATTATTAAAAAATGATATTACGTTATCTCCAAAATGATTATTAAATTTGTCTAATTCAAGACCTACAGCAAAAATAGTGTTTTGGTCCACGTTAGTTTCTGATAACGCACTAACTCTAAGACACTCATATATGTCTTTTACAACATCGTTATATTTTAAAATATATTTAATTTTATTATTTACACATTCTATAGAAAAATAATTAGAGTTGTTGTCTTCAATTCTAATTAATACCTGAGTTCCAGAAAAGTTATTTGGAACCTCAAATAATCCATAAACTGCTTTTGTTATTTGATTATGCAAAGAGAAATCATTAAAATATATATATGAGTTAACTAAATTCCAAGAACTGTTTGGCCTTAAAGAAAGATAGAGATTGTCTGATAAAAGATTTTGATCGTCTAACATTTGTTGTTCTTTTTTATTAAAATTATTTGTAAATATTTTTGGAATAAAAATATTCGGAACACTAAGTATATTGTCTTCAATTATTAAATTATCTATTGAGGCCTGACTCCATGAACCTAGGTCTGGATAGTTATAGTTTTTAGTATAGTCTGCAAAAGAATAGTCAAATAAAACAGAATCTCCGCCATATATTGAATTTAAATTTTGAGGATACTGAACTCCTTGGCCAAACACAAATCGTCGTTTTGCAACAACAGAAGGAACAACATATTTATATAAAGCAACACAATCTATTTCTATTGGTTCTATTTTTTCATATGCATAAAACCCTATCCAGTTTTGACTTTTATAGTTTGTGTCAAATGCACCTGGCAAAGATATTGTATTAGAATCTATAGTAATTGTAATAATTTCTTCACCGTTTAATAATAAAGATAATTGGTTGCTTGTATATCTAAGATGAATAAGCATTGGTCTTTCCCATTTACCAACATAATATGATCCATATTTATCGTCTACTTTTAATAATAAAAATGGTCCATGCAAATATATTCCGTCTTGTGATGATATTGGGCCTATAATTCTTTTTTCCTCTACCGAAGCATTATTGGTTCTTAACCAAAACTCTAAAGTATAATCTTGATGTTTCCCCGAATCAGATAACATACCCAAAGATGGAATAATTAAAGATGGTTTGTTATTATTATTATATAATTTGGTAATACTTTGTGATCCAAATACCATTGGAACACCAGAGTTTGTTGCAACTAATGCATTGTCTTTACAAAAATAATAACCAGGATCTTCAGACAAGCCGTAGGCATCTGCAACAACAACCTGAGATTGATCTAAAGAAATATCTAACGGAAGACTAGAAGTTGTTATTCCTAATGAATGTGAATGAAACTCTTCAGACCATTGCCCAAATGTAAGTCCATTTGAATAAACTAAATAATCGTTAACGTCATTAGTTGCTAATAAAAAATTAAATTTAATAATAATTTTTATTTCAGAATTTTCAAAATCTGGACTAAAAGTTTCTGATAAAAATATCCATCTTTCTTTAATTGCAACATCGTATGGTCTTAATGTATCAACATAAGAATTTAAAACTGAGTCATAATGCCTATATCCAATCTCAATTCCTAAAATATAAGGGCTTTCTGTGTAAAAATAAGAACCTATAGAAAATGTTTTTAATGTTTGATTAATGTCGTCAACATTAACAATATTTGGACTTTCCAAAATAACTGAAAATGTTTCTCCATTTAAAATTTCTGGAGTTATTTTATTAACTATGCTTTCTGGGAAAGGTGTGTCTAAAAACTCTAATGTAGAAATAGAAGATCCATTATTAATGTCCCATGATGAAAAATCTCTATGTGAGTCATCAATTATTGATACATAATCTACTTTATCATCCAAAGCCCACAATCTTTGTGGATGTTCGGCAAATATTTTTTCAGCGTATAAGTTTGATGGACTAGACATTATGAGTCTATTTTATCACACGATGCGTGTAAACCATCTAGGAGCAGTATACCTTGTCCCTAAATCAATAACCTTTACCCCATGTACGTAGTCTGGATTATCTGGAAAACAGAGCAAGTCTCCTGGCTTTGGTTTATACGATATGTTATATTTTGGGAAGTAAATATCTCCACCAACATAGTCATCATTTAAATAAACTAAAGTCGCTATATCGTTTGGCCTATTAGAATCAAAATGCTCGTGCATACCTTTACCAGCAACAAATTTTGCTATGTGTGTTTTTTCATGAATAAAATCTTGAAAAGGTCCTTCGTAATTTTCTTTAACAAAATCATAAACTTTTATAGCATATTCTTGCATGATATCCAAAAGTTCGGAATCTCTAGTTTTTATTTCGTTATATGTATGTACAGTAAATTCTTGTTCGTTATTACCATACTCTGGAAAATCTTGAGTATATTTTTTTGCATATTCAGATATTCTTAAGGCAACGTCCCTTGCCATAAACTCTTCAACATACTTGATTTTATCTATCATGATTTAATCTTTATATCGCAAACATCAGTTGTGCAATACATTTCTCCTTGTGCCTCCAAATTTTCTGAGCCGTCGTAAATGGCAGACCAGTCTATTTTTTTGATCTGTCCAATATAACTATTATACTCCTTTTCAGAAATTTCAGTATATGGTTGTTGTGGATATACAGTATTTCCCATCGGTAAAAATGAAACTGCTTTCAGTTGTCCCTCATACATATGAAGGGCAGGAGCAATATGCTTTGTTTCGGTTTCTTTGTCAAATGACAGCGTTACAGACACGCCGTTATCAGACCAATATTTCTGAGCAGTTGCAGCAAGCGCAATCTTCTCAAATAATGTTACTTCTTTTTCAGGCCGTGAATGTCCAGAATGTACTGGGAAGTATACGACAGTTGTATTCGCAGATACAAGGTCAGCCTCCATTTTGTATTTAGCAGCCTTGAATAAATGAATCATAGGGTCGGTATTCCCAAAACGAATTGCCCTTAAGAAATAATTACCTCCAGGTGCCCAGTGAACTCCAGGTGTTGCGCCAGAAAGAATTGATACAGACCCTGATGGTTTAACAGTTGTGACTCTAATGGACTCACGAACGCACAACCATTCAGAATACGAATGATCATATTTACGAATAGTCTCATATCCTTCGTTCATCCATTCACGCACAACAGGCAAACCAAACTTGTCTGAGAAGGATGCAATGCCTGTAAGAGATGTTCCGATACGACGATTACGCTGCATAATTCCATTTGTTTGTTGCCAATGAGTTGGTATCAGCGTTACCGTCTTGCCATAGAGATAGGCAAACTTTAATGTCCGCAGAAAATCTTCCTTTGACTCATGACGATTTAAATGTACCTCAACCAAAGTGCACAATTCGTATGACTCCAAGGGTTGTTCGGCACAAGGGTTAAATCCCATAACACGATAATCTTTACCGTCAGCAGGATCTTTTAAACGCCCGTAATCTCTTGCGACATCTAGCCATATAAAACCAGGTTCTCCGTTATTAGCGATTAGGTCTACATAGTCTTCGTACTTTGTACCTACCGTCGCAGAAATAGAGTTATTAGACATCCAAGCCCAACCTGGATTTTCTGGATCAAAAGAATTTCTTTCTGGAAAAACCTCAGAATTCTTAAGGTTCATAAAATTTTCATCTTGAGCATTACCCAAAGCCAAAGTGGCAGATCGTCTAACATTTCCTGATACCACACAGGTACCAATAAGATTAACTATATCGACTATTGCACGAGAGTCAAAAGTTTCTCCTGCTCTACCGCCAATTACAGCCCTTATCTGATTATGTAACTGTATAAGTGGTGCTGGACCGCTTGCCGTGCCCCCAAAGCCCTTAATAGGCGCACCTAAAGGCCTAATGAGGTCATAGTTAAACTCCTGGATATACATGTTAGGCTTTAAAAATGAATTAATGAGCAATCTGACAGACTCTACCCAACCTTCACGAGTATCTGGTATTTCGTATACTTGTGGTGGCTCTGTAGGATCATAAATAGGTAGATTTTTGTCTGCCCCGACAGTATCAAACCCTACACCTACTCCCATCATAAGAGCATCCATAATCCAACCAAACAGTGTGCCTGGATCATTTCTATCTATGTCTTTTGTGGATACCATAGCGCAGTTTTGTAATGCTGCTGAGTTTTTCTTTTCCATTGTAAGTGCCGTGCCAAAAGACCATAGGCCTCGTCCTGGAGGTGTCCACTTCAATTCAAACAAACGCTGATATGCTTCTTTTGCAGAAGCCTGTGCCTTGTAGTCATTCCAAGGTAATCTGTTTTCTTTAGCATGATTCTTTTGAGCCGAATACATACCCTCGATTACTCTACGACAAACCTCGTGCCATCTTTCTTTAGTTCCGTCTTCCTTCATGCGAGAGTAGGTACGAATAAAAGTAATCTCTCCTAATGAATTACCACCTGCATCTGTAAAACCAAATGGTGGTTCCTTTGTTTTATACTCATTTATAAAATCTTCTGACAAACGAAAACTAAAAAAATCTGACACTGTTATTCTCCTTAAGAATCTGTAATCATTAAAGTATACCAGAGTTTTTAATTTTGTAGAACTCTTATGCTATTATTTAGGGTTATAGTTATTTAAAAGTTACTCTTGAATGGTTTTGTGGGAAACACCTTAAGCATACATTTAGTTTTGCACCAGTAACTGGACATTCAGATGTTTGCATATTGTGTCCTTTAAAAAAACAAATCATCTTCTTTATAATTTTATCCATAAATCTGTTACCACATGAGAATCTTTTGGAGCAATATCATATGCAATTGTAATTCTTGGTTTATCTTCATACCAATCATCTCTACCGTGAGGATGTCCAGTTTCTGAAACTATTGCTCTATTATTTTTATTATGATTTTCAAATAATACTTCACGATTAATTTTATAATAAGTTATTGAAGGTTCTGCATTAACACAATAATATCCATGAAATATAGGAGCGCCCGTTCCTTCTGCATGATCATGGAATGTATGAGAGTTGTTTATTGGACTTACTCCACTTCCATATGTTTTATAATCCAAATTATACCAACCGTGGATCATAAAATCTAAAATGTCATAATTTAAATCATAATATTCACAAGCATCTTTTATTAGTTTAGATAAAGAATTTTGTAAATTTTTAATTGAATCAATATCAAAATTAAAAACATTATAATAATTTCCAAGTTGAGTTGTTGGCCCATTATCTTTATTATATTTAGATAAAACATCTTCTGGTATATTCCCTACTAATCCAGATAGGATGTCGTTTTGTTTTGATACTAAATAATTAAATAAAGAATCTAAATCATTATCAACAAATGATTCAAAAAATTTATGTGGTGGCTTCATTGCTATCATAACAATGGAATCCAGTGCTGTTCGGCAGCATTTGCTCTAATTAAATAGTCTAGTGGGATAATGTCATATGCCATAGTAATTCTTGGACCTTCCCAATCCCAATCTGCCATGGCATGCTGATGACCCATTTCAGAAACAATCAGTTTATTATCAATATTATGATGATCTACTACCTCTCCATATACATGATAGTGCGTTATTGAAGGTTCAGCCTTTACACTATAATATCCATGAAAATTGGGAGCACCTGGTTGGCCATGATCATGCCAGTCTAATTTGCCTTTGCCTTTATGTGTAATATTAAACCATCCTTGCACCATAAACTTTTGTGCATCAAAATCAACGTCATAATATTCACATGCCTCTTTTGTTGCACTTTTAACACCTTGAAAAACATTATAAATTTCTTCACTGTGAAATTGAAAAACATTATATTCTCTCCATTTTACTGTAGATGTGCTTCCAGATTTTACCCAATACTCATGTCCAGCAGAACCTAAAGGAGTTACTCCATCTACCTCTGCTTTTTCTATTTTTTCATATTTATCAGATAAAAAATTGGTCAATTTTACAAGATCATTATTTAAATGTCTTTCAAAAAATTTATGTGGTTTAATACCAAATTTTAAAGTTGGAGTCATGCCTTGATGTTGCATTTTTATTATACCTCTCTACTGTATTACTACAGTATACCATGTTTTAGCCCCAAGGAGCAAAGTTGAACGCTGGTGAGAAGCCAAATACACCGAAAGGTGAGAATCCGAAGACTCCGAATGGGGAGAAGCCAAATACACCGAAAGGTGAGAATCCGAAGACTCCAAATGGGGAGAAGCCGAATACACCAAATGGGGAGAAGCCGAACACTCCGAATGGGGAGAATCCGAAGACTGAGAATGGTGCAAAGGAAAATACGCCAAATGGTGAAAATCCAAATACCGAGAACGGTGTAAACTGGAAAGTAGTAATGCTAGATGATGAAGCAGAGTAATTTCCCACACCGTTTGCATTTTCTGCACGTACCTGATATGTCTGAGCGGTGCCACCTTCTTGATTAACCGAAACTGAGGTACCTGCTGTAGTTCCAGACTTTGAATCAGAAGATGTCCAAGTATATTGTGTAATAGATTTTCCACCATTTGATGGTGCTGACCAAGATACGCTATCTGTTGTTGATCCAGCAACATTTGTTCCAGAAGTTGGTGTAGGAGAAGAAACTGAAGGAGCACTTGGAGTATTAGGAACAGTTGTAATGGTTACAGATGCAGAAGCACTGCTTGCTGTCGAAGTTCCGTTTGCATTTGTGGCAGTAACTGTTTTAGTACAACCATATGCTGATGCCAATCCTGTTACTGTTACAGGAGAAGACGATCCAGTTCCAGTCTGACCTCCGCTACTAGTTACAGTAAATACTGTAATTTCTTTTCCGCCAGTTGCGCCAGCAGTGAATGTTACTGTTGCAGCACCATTATTAAATGGTCTATTTGTTCCAACGTCTGTTGCTGTTCCTATTGTTGGTGCCTGTGGAACTGTAGTTGCAGTTATAGAATTAGAAGCACTTGATGCATCTCCAGTTCCTTCTGCATTTGTTCCCGTAACTGTAAATGTATAAGAAGTTCCAGATTGA